AACAAAAGGTATCTTATTCCACACCCTGTCCTCAGTAACTTGATTTCCTTCTTCGTCTTCTGTTTGTGTTTGGAAATGTCCTGTAAAAGGTTGTTCCTTTGTTACACGATTTTCATCTAGTTTTAATTTGCCACCGCGTATCTCGTAGAACCAAACACCTTCAGTGGTATAATATTCAACTTTGATTACTTCCTCTTTTTCAGCATTTGCTTTGTATTCAATAATGCTATAAAAACGTAAGATAGCATCTAACTCCGTGTGTTCTGCGTCATGCCAAAAAGGTATTACCTCACGGCTTGGAATGCGTTTAAACGAGAGTTTACCTTGTTCGTTATAATATACCTGAATCCAGCTAATACCATTGATAATCGCGTGTCTACCGACTGTTTTCAGCCTTCTCATAAAGCCTTTATCAAAATATTCTGTACAAGCATCACGAAATGCAACTGCTTGTGGGTCTTTTTCATCAACCTGTAATGAGAATTCCTTTGATAATAAGTAGTTTACTTTTTGATTAACCAGCTTTGTAAAGTATGGGTGGATTAATTTATTGTTTGATAACTTATCTTCCTCACGTTTTGTTCCTGTTCTATCAATCCAATAACGTTTCTTCTCTAAAATATCATGCTTGCCTTTGTAATACTCCTCGGCTTTTTGCATTTCCTTGTATAATTCACTTTGTTGAAACTCCGTAAGCGTTGCCATAATAAAATCGTTCTGTGGCTCTCCGAGTTCTTGTAATCTTTGTATTAGACTTTTGACGTCTAACATACTAGCTTTCATATAATTTAATAGAAACATAGATTATTCTCCTATCTTGTTATTATAAATAATTGGTTATCTTGTTATTTATTATAACATTTTTCCGTTGAGTCATACATTTGTATGATTTTGGAAAATATTTATTAACTTTTGTAACAAAAACACTTGTAAAACGTTTTTTACTATGCTAGAATTAAGGTACGGAAGTTAAATAAAACAGAAAGGAACAAACAAAATGAAAACAGGTAAAATTGAAAGAGTTGAAAGAGTTACTTACTTATTAGAAATGGGTATTGATTTCCAAGCAAACGATTTAGAAGTAATTGCTAGTAATGGAGTTGATGAGTTAAGGGGATTAAATAAAGACTTCAGAATTAAAACATTTTACGAATTAAACATTGGCAAACTTGTTTGGAGTGGACATTTTGATAAACACACACAAACAATCCAAGTTATAGCAGAAAAAGAATTATTTATATAGAGGAGGCAACAATGTACATTGAAAGAGTAAAACACATTAGATTTGATAATAAAACAAATTATGAAGAAGAAATTAAAAGAACAGTAGCGGAGTTAGAAAACTGGAATATAGACTATAGCATTATTGAAAGTCGTTATAATTCAGACGAAAATGGCTATGTGGCAGAAATTCCTTACGGTTTCTGGGCAGACGATTATGAACAATAAAAAGGGGGCAATTAAAATGAAAGAATTTTGTATTCAAGTAGATGTAACGATGTCGGGTAATGTATATGTAGATGCTAACAGTAAAGAGGAAGCATTAGCAATAGTAGATAAGATGAATTTTAGAGCAAGTGATTTAACTAACTTTTATCAAATCGATGCACAAATAGTAGATATAGAAGAATAACAAAGGAGCCTAGGAAACTAGGCTTTTTATTCCTTATAAATCATAGTTCCTAAAGAAATCATCTAATACAAAACTTTTACACCTGCTACCTTGGCATTGTTTCCTTATGTTTTTCTTGGTACACCAACCATTGCAGGCACTTTTCTTCCTAATACAATATGAATAACATTGATGGTATTTACAATCAGCACACGTCTTTGCCATTTATTTTCCTTTTTAAAATATGGGACGCACCCAGGATTTGCACCTGGCTTCTTGGGTTAATCAATCCCTATGTTACCGTCACAAGTAAGTTGATTAGGTTTACTTGCCGTAACAGTCGACCCGCTGCGGTTTCCGCACCGCATATAGGTCCGCAACCTTCTATGTATTATGCTATAGAGCGTCCATATATTTTCAATGTTCTATTTCAAAAGTTCATTTTGTAATGCTTTGAACTTTTCTATAATTATATCTTGGTCCACACTTGAATCTAATGTAGTCCAGCTTCCTGTATTTGTATAATAACCTAAATACCATTTGTCATACGGGTCTGAATAAAAGTATTTAAACGCCGTAACCGTTAACAAGTTAATTAATTGGTCACCGTATCTTACAAACTGTTTTAACTTTGGAAGTCTGTGTGGATTCTTTTGATGTGTATTGTCTGCCATTTCTCTTTATCCTTTTATCTCTTACACCCAATATATAGAAAACTCTAGCAATCTATAAATTTATCATGTCAGGTGTTAAATCAAATAACCTATTAATCTTACGACCTTTGTATAAGAATGGTGCCTTTGTATCTATAAAACAAATATTTCCAGGTAATGTTTTGAAGTTCTTACCTGTGCCATATAACAATATCAACTCAGGTTGTAATGTTTCCATCATTCTTAAATAACCCTCAAGGAATAATTGCCAATACTCGTCGTTCTGGGCACATCCGAAATATGATGTTGTTACAACACTATTCTTTGGTACTCCTTCAAAACAAAAATCAAATGATTCTTCTGTACTCCATCCGATTGTTGGTATTACTTTTATTCCGTTACTTTGCCAATATGCCGCTAGCCATTGTTTCCTATAATGATTCCATTGTTGCATAGGTAATGGCATATCTGAATATAAAGAAAAGTCTGGTTGCATTACTGCCGCAAATTGTTTTAATTTGTCTAAATATACAGTAGGTCTATTCCATACTCTTTCAAACATATAATCTTCTAAATAAAAGTGAACACAATATTCTTCCGGTTTGATTTTGCTTGAATTTATCGTGTTTAACCCGCAAATGTTATATGACATATCGGATAATTCGGGTACCTTCACGATTGGGTACCCTTTATCCGTGAATTCCATATCTTCTGGAGTGTGAAACAAGTTATGAAATGTGTAACCGTTTTGGTAGCCCACCTAAGACAATCTCCTTTTTGCAATGTTTCTTGCTTTTGAAACAGAAGAAACAAATTCAGGTCCATCTGCATTCTTACCCCCAATTACTTGGTATCCATTACCTGATGGGGAAATAACTACTGTATTTCCTGAATTATCACGATATGTGTAATAACCAGGAAATGGGTTTGTAAATGTTACACCACCAGTGCCACCCGCACCACCTGAACTTCTTCCTGTTCCTGAACCACGTCCACCCATTCTAAATTCCTCCATTTTTGTTGTACTGTCTTATGGTATAATATATAGAACCATTTGTGTTTTTATAAATGTTTACTTCCATAACAACATTATAGCATGAAAAAAACGTTTTACAAGTGTTTTATTACCAACTGAAGCCTGGATTGTTAACCCTATGTAATGCATATCTCAAAGCGTCCATTAAGTGGTTGAAATCACCAATAGGCTTGTTAAGTGTTTTTCCTGTTTTGTTGTCCACATCCCAGACATAGTTAGAAAGCTCTACGATTGTATTGGTACATCTTGGATGCACTATAATTTTGAAGTCTTGTATCTTTTGAATACCGTGGTTTACGCTATTTGGACCCTTTATAGCCGCTTCCATTCGTAACCCTAGTATCTTTAATTCGTTTATTGTTCTTGGGTCTTCACTATCACCTGTTATTAGGCATCTATGGTAATTTTTGTATTCTATTGATTGTTTGATTTGACTGTTTGTTGCCTGATATAAATACAGTTCGTCAAATATGTGTATAGTTTTTTCACGTTGGTTTACTAAACAAGCTATAAAACCTGTCGGGTCGTTGCTATACCCAAAGTCCAAACCGTAATATTCTTTGTATAAAAGATTTCCATATTTGTCTTTCTTTTGGACCAATTCCTGCCAGTTGAACTCTTGTTGTTCCCAATTATTATAGACAAGTCCCTGAGCTATACCCCATTCACCCATTCCTTCAATTCGGAAACGACGTGGGTTATTGATTTTCATATCTTCAAATATAGCACGGTCATCGTCACCTAGGAACTCGTTACAGTCGTAATTCCTAGTAATTGCCATAATGTTTTTATCGTCCTTAACATCAAAGAAACGTTTCTTAATCCAAATGTTTTCCGACCAAGGGTTAAAGGTTAATGTCAATTGTTTGTATAGTGGCTTAGGTAAATCACCCCTGATAGACATATCCAATTTGTTGAAATCGTCTTCATTTGCACATTGGAAAGCCTCTTCTATCCATACCCAACACAAATGACCTTCGTCTACTGTAATAGATGT